TCAGCGAGTGGGTTTTACGATCTCACCAACACGGCGGTAAACGGTCTCCGTAATGCGCTTGTCGGTATGGCCCAGCAGACGACTTGCATCGCCTAGATCGTTAATCTCGCTTGCTGCCTTGGGCCGGATATCGCGAAACTGAAACTTGCGGATACTGATGGCCAGCGTTTCGTCCAAGTTCTGTTTGGCGTTGATGATCGCGTATTTGCGTGCGTCGTCGAAACGAAGCCGCAGCATGGGTTTAGTCACCTGGCGGCCATCGTCCGTGATGATCAGGTAAGGGTTGCGCACGTTGCGCTGGCGGCGCTGTATTATCAGGCGTTCGACCAGAATGCCCAGCTGATTGAGTTCATCGTTGGCAGTAAGGCGAATGCGCAGCTTCTTGGACGTCTTGCCCTGTGCCACCTGCAGAAAGCCTCCAACCACATCCGCCTCGCGCATCGATAGCACGTCAGCTGGTCGCTGCCCGGTTAGGTAGGCCAGGTCCATTGCGTCCCTCAGTTCAAGCACCGCGACGCTGTAGACCGAATTCCAGATTTCCTCGGTTGCGTAAAAGTCCCTTGGCACTTCCTTGTTCTTACGGACGCCGGCGGCGGGGTTGTTGTCGGTGAGCCCCCATTCGCGTGCGATATTGTAGATGTGTGATAGCAGAGAGATCTCCCGGTTGCCTCGTACCTTAGCGGTCCTGCTGTCGCGGTATTGAGCAATGATATGTGGTGTTACTGCATCAATCGGTGCGTCGGTGAACACCTTACGCAGCTGCTTCAGACACAAGAGATTGTCGCTCTGAGTCTTGGAGGCCTTGCCCGGAATGATCTCCCGTTCATACCGATCAAATACCTGGCCCAGCAGCGCATGCTTCTTGGGTATTGGCTTGCAATCGAGCTTTGCCCATTCAGCTTTCGCAACGTCCAAGTCACCACCGAGCGGGATTTCAACCCGTTTCCCGTCTTCATCCCTCCCGTCGTAGTAATACCCAACCCACTGCTTGCCGCTTTTTAACTTACGCACCCGCCTAATCATTCGCGGCGGCAGATCTCTATTTGCCGCCTTCTTAATTCGCATCTGTTATCCCACCCGCGACAAGTCTAGCGTCCACGCATCGGCCGCAACGTTTTCTGCCGAAGGCTTAACGCCCGCCAGCTTCATGCGTGCGTACACTCGTCCTACAACGGGCCGTCGGGCCCGGGTGAGCACGTACTTCCATCCGTTCTGGTTGAGCCAGGAGATTTGTCGGGACGGAAAGACGTAGCCTGTGATCGCGGCCAGCTCATCCTCAGCAAGCATTTCGCTTTGTAGTTCCTTGCCTGGAACGCTCATGCCGTCTCCCCCTGCTTTAAACCGGATTGCTCCGGTGCTCTCATGCAGGCACTGTTTACCCCTAGGTAATGGCACTGTGTATCGCTGTGGTCGCAGCCACACGCGGGCGAACTGGTTGTCAGCGATCGGAGCCGCGGACCGGCATAAAGGGCAACAACCCATCCCAGCAGTGTCCAACCGGTAAGAAAGGTAAGTAGGTTCATGCCGCACCACCTTTGCCTATGAGGTGCCCATACCCCTGAGCAGGCTGCGCGGGCGGGCAATCCCAAGCGATTAGCGTTGCCTCAGCGGTCGCTGCCCGGCGCAGCTTTTCGTGGGGTATACGTGCGTCATCGGTGGCACGAACAAGAGCAGTAATGCCTGCTGCTTCGCAGCAGAGACTCTTTGTTTCTTCCGCGTCGACCTTTGGAATGTGCGGAAGCAAAGCGGCATCAGGTCGAGCGATCGAGCGCTGGACGTTCGCTGCCGCTTTCTTCCGGTGCTCACTGCTGAGTTGGTCCATCAAGCGCCGGAAGTAGGTATCTCGCGCTTCCTGAATGCTCCAAGGTCGAATCGCTTTCGGCATCGGTTCAACGCCGGTAAGGCAAGACCAGGCGGCCGGGTGGTGGGGCATCAGATCTCGGCGTTCGGTCGCAAGTGCGATCATGTCCGCGTCATACACGCACGAAGGCAACTCCGGATCGATCCAGAACCGTTGGCAGACTGCCTGCCAGATCCGCTCCTCTGTGTCGCGGTAAGCCGGCATCGCAAGTTTCAGCGGTCGGACCATGTCGCCGCAGTACGCCTCAGTAGCGTCGTGCAATAGGGCGGCCAGCTTATGTTCGTCGGGCACCAGGTCAGCGACGATGCAGCTGTGTTGGGCAACGCTGTAGAACTTGCGGGTGTGTCCGCCAAATCGGCAGATGTGGGACAGCGCATGAGCAATGTCGCGTGGGTCGATCAGATCGGCGTCCGGCGCACTGAGGTCGAAGCTCTTGCCGAGGTAGGTCAGAATCTGAGTCATGCGGCCTCCTTGACCAGGTCAGCAAGCAGCAAGTTGTTCTCGGTGGTTTCGTGCAGCAGCTGCATCAGCTCTTCGCCGAGCAGCTGCTTGAGCTGCCGATCAAACTCTTTGCGGTAACGAGTTGATTGAGCGAGTTCGGTAACCGCGATGTTGTATTGGTGCTGCAGCGCGCCGGCAGTCTCAGGGTCGAGACGCAAGGGTTTTGATTGGCTCCTCATGCTGCCTCCCCCTGCGTGATCTGGATCTGGGGATTCACAGCAACGGGCATGGGCTGGCTTGGCTCGACCTGGTCACGAATGCGGGTTGCGATCTTGTTCAGCGCCGCCAGTTGCGATACGACTCTGGAGCGAAACAGTTCGGTGCCTTGCATCGGCAGCCATGTGTTGTGCGCAACCCGCAGCGTGGTCGCGATGGCCAGCAAGGTTTGCAGGTCGGCGGCGGTTAGACCGTCCTTTTCGAGCCTGGCTTGACGAAGGCCAGCAGTACGACCGTCGCTGTAGTGGCGTGCATGGTCGCTGGTGATCGCATAGACGGCGAGGAGGTACATGCCGTAGGCAAATCCCCCTGCAAGAATGATCGCAACAATGATCAGTCCAACGTTCAGTAATTGCATGTGGTGTGCTCCTGGGTTCTGGGTGGCTGGTGGTGGCAGCCGTTGTGTTTTGAATCAGTCGTCGTCCGGATCTGGTGGGTCGGCCAGTCCGGCCATAAGCTTTGCTTGAAAGGGCATGTAGCCCTCGGCACGCAGACCGTCGTAGTAGTGGTAGTCCTCGGCCAGGTGGCTGCATCCGTAACAGAGTCGCGCTGCCTCCTCGGCTTGCTGCAGTCGGGTTTTGCACTCTCGGCAGCGGCAGATCAAGGGCATGGTGCCGCCTCCGTGCTGTCGGGCTGGATGCCCGCCATTTCCTCGTCCGCCTTGTAGCCACGAATGTCGATCAGCGCGGCAACGTGGCGGATGTGAACGAACTTCGGTGCCTTGCGGCTTGTGTCCAAAGTGGTGATGGGCAACTGAATGCGGCCGCTTTCAATCTCGGCGGCGAACGACCGCTCGTTGAGGTTGCGGAAGTACTGCACGCGCAGCTTGTCTAGGGGGATGAGCACGTCACCGAAGGTGCGATAGAGCAGCTCAACTGTTACGGGGTCTGGCGCGGGCAGTAACCGCAGCGGGGCTTGGGCGGCTGCTGCCATCACGCAGCCTCCTTCGGTCGTGGAAACTTGACGTCTTCCTTGAGGCGTTGCAGTGCCTGTTCAGCACTGTTCCCGTAGCTGTACACCGCCGTTTTTGCGTCGATGAAGATAAAGGCCTTAAGCTCCGGAGCATCTTCGCGGTAAGCGTCGAGGCTTACGCAAAAGCTTGCGCCGTCCAGCTCGGCCGCCAATAGCGCCACGCTGGCCCGTAGCTCGATCCACTCGCTATGAACACGCGTAGTTGACTCGACTTCCGCACCAGCTGCCGCGCAAATGAAGCGGGCCCAGCCTTGAATCATTTCCGGCGTCCGGCATGACGGTAAAGTCGCGGTCAATTGCGCTAGTGCGCGATCAATCAGTTCGTGGTCCATGATTCTTTTTCCCCTTGGGATGGTTCCAGGCAATCAAACAGTGCTTTTTGGTGAGCTCGCGCAGGTGCTCAGGAACCTCAAGGAGCGCTGCATTGCGCTCCTCTTTGGTCCTCATGGCGATGATCTGGCGAGCGTATTCCCTAGGCCACGTCACGGCGGTCGGCTGGTATTGGCGGGAGTTCAAGTCCGAGCTGATTCGCAAGCCAGCGGATGCCAGCCTGTTTGATCCGCACAGACTGGGTGTACTGCAGCCCGAACACCGGATGGAACCATTGGCCGTTCTTGATGCTTAGGTACTCCCGATCGCGCGTTGGGAATGCCGGCAAGCGATCTGCGTTGAGCAGGCCTTTATCACGCATCATTGCGATGAGCTTCGGTCGGGTAGTGCCCAGGTAATGGGCTGCCTGTTTAAGGTCGCGATCCATATCGCCCCCTACGCAGCGTGCGCGGCGGGGGTCGCCAGCGCAGCCAGGTGGTTGATGGATTCCGACATTTTTTCGTAGATGTAGACATCGTCACCAGGCACGGTGAAACACTTAGTGCGCGGCTGCTTGATGCCAATGCTCATAATCGCAGTAACGCCTGTACGCGTATTGCCACGGTGCATGGCGATGCAAATGGGCAGCTCGAAACCCATGTTCAGTTCAAGAAAGCCCCCAGTCCGCACCAGGTTGAATACCTGTTCGCGCTGCTCCTGGGTGAAATTCCCGTAACGACGGTCCGCGTGCAAAGGTGGTGGCTCTGCTGCGGTAATGTCGGTCGGGCCATTGGCGATTTCTTCAATGAAGTCGGCCAGCTGGAGGTGAGTCTTCTTGCCGTTGGGTAGGGTGACAGAGTGACGCTGGCTACCCATGGCAACACAGAACGACGTCTCGACCGGACCGCGCTCGACCGTAAGGGTGAAAAGCAGAGGCTTCCGGGTCGTGCTGTGGCGCAACGTGTGGTTGAACGTCTCGCTCAGGTTCACTTGAGCATTGAGCAGGGCAAGCGTGCGGTTATCAAGTTTGAAGCGCTTCATGCTGCACGCCCTCCATCGTTAGGATCGAAGGGAGCAGGGCGTGCGCGGTTGGCTACCAGACGGGGTTTGCCACGATGAATGATCACCAGGCAATTGGTGTTGAGCTGGAGCTGTTCAATCAACTTGCGATTGCTTGAGCACGCAGGGTGGACGTGTAGCGTTGCAGTGGTGTGCATGGTGTTGCCTCGCTCTGTGGTGGGAGAGTGAGGCAAATATCACGCGTCGTGCTATTTAAGTCAATACGTATTGTGATAAAAACTGTGTTTATGCGTGTAGGAACCGTGATGATTTTAGAATTCCGCCGACAAGGTGGATCTCCAGTACGTCGGATTCAGCGATGTGGATAGGTGGGTGTTCTGCATTTACGCTGTCGAGCCTGTACATGCCGTCTCTTAAATAGATGAATTCTTTGATCATGGTCCTGCCTGCTACGGTTCTGACCATGACTTCATCCCCGCTTACGTAGCCTTTATTCGGCTCAATCAATACGAACTCACCGTTTTTTATCCGAGGAATCATGCTGTCCCCGGTGACACGCAGTCCATAGGCATCAGGATCGTCGCTGTGGATGTTGAGATAGCCGTCGCCGTGTCCTGGCGGGAAATCCAGCGCCTCGAAAAAGCCCTCATTGCCAAGCTGTGCGTTCCCTACCACCGGTACTCTCCCTTCCTTTGCGATGCCTGCATGCTTCATTCCGGCGTGCTTCATCTCAATGGTGTAGATCGGGCGATGCTCGCCATCAGGGGACTCAGCGTATGCCACTAGATCCACGAAAGGGACGCCGAGGGTGTCTGCAAGCTTCTTTATATCCTGCAGATTCGGTTGGCGACTCCCTTTCTCGTAATTGCCAATTCGAGACTGTGATTCCCAGCCACATGCAAGGGCCAGCGCTTGCTGACTCATGCGCCTTTCCTTTCGGAGCTTTTTGATTTGTTCGCCAAGTGTGTTCATGTGCTTTTTTTACCACGCAATGAAATCTTTTTTTCGTACTTTATGTGTTGAAAACATCACGAAGTGTGCTTATTATGGTCGCGTGTAAACGGAGATCACCAAATGAATCGCATAGCTGAATGTCGAGAAAAAGCAGGGATTAAGCAGCGCGAATTGGTTGCCGCATTGGGCTGGACGCAAACGCGCATCAGCAACTATGAGGCTGGCAGACGGACTGCGGGCCTCGCTGAATGTCGAGCAATCACCAAAGCGTTGAATCGACTGGGAGCCATTTGCTCTCTGGATGAAGTTTTTCCACCCGAGCTTGATCAGTCCCAAGCCGCTTAAAGCTTAAAAAAAGGGCGACCCATAGGCCGCCCAGTTTCCCCCGGCAAACACCACCACAGTGCTGCTGGGTCGCAATTAAGGTAAGCGCGCACACCACATGCAATAACGCTCGCCCTTACCGCGAAACCAAGGCCCGGAAGCCTTGGGTTGCTGCCTTCTCCACCACAGATAGAGCAGCTGTTGCGCCAGAGGTGAACAACGGATCGTTCGCCTCGGCACGGTGCCGGGTTAGATCGTACAGATCGAGACCGGCTTTTTTGGGCCTTTCCAAGCCACGCCGCAAATGTACCACCACTACATTGCGTGCGGCACTGGCAACTTATAAGGATTAATGCCATGAGCCGAGTTGCTCTTAGCTGTGTCGAGCGGTCAAACCGGGAGGTTCTGACCCTTGAACTCGCCCTTTACCATGCCGCCCGAGAGTATCCAGGCGGTGCCGCGTCAATAGCCGCCACCACCGGACGCAATGCCACGACCCTGCAGCACAAGTTGTCGCCAACCCATCCCAAGCACGTCGTTAATGTGCAGGAATTTGGCGAGATTCTTGAGCTGACCAAAGACCGTCGCATCCTTGATGCGGTCCACGCCCTGGTCGGTGACACGATCTGGCAGGACCTTGCGGACTGCTACACCGATGACATGCCCGAGACGCTTACTGTTGGGATTGCAAAGTACTTCCACCAGGTGGCGGATCTGGCTGAAACATGGGCTGAGCACATCAGCGATGGTCAGGTGGATGACAGCGAGTTGGCAGAGATACGTCACCGGGTGTTTCGCTGTATCCAAGGTTTGCTTGGGATGTACAACCGCGCTTCCTACGTCAACCAAACGACGAAGGGGGTGCCTCGTGGCTGATGACATCGATCTGGCTAACGACATCATGCAGGAGCGGCTTGATCAGGCTCTGGCTCAACGTCGCGCTAAAAAACAAACATGCCCGGCTCATTCATTTCTTTTCTGTGAAATCTGTGACGACCCGATCCCGACATGCCGTCGCCTTGCCGTGCCCGGCTGTACCCATTGTGTGAGCTGCCAATCCATCGCTGAATCACGCGAGGCCCGCCATGCTCGATGATGTTTTGGCGCAATTTGCTGAGTATGGCCTGGAGCCTGCGCAGCCTTTGGTATTCGGCAAGCTGACTCGCTGCAAAACGACCCAAGACAAAGGCAAAGAGAAAAACGGCTGGTACGTGATCCACGAGCACCGGACCGAAAAGAATGAAATTCTGATCTTCGGTAGCTTTGGCGACTGGCGGTCAGGGGAAACCCAAAAGGTCAAGGTCAAGGCCGGGCGCATGAGTCCTGAGGAGCGTGAAGTTATGCGCGCTCGTCAGGAGGAGGCCAAACGCCGTGCCGCCGAGGTTGCTGCCAATGCTTCGCGTCGTGCGGCGAACCGTGCGAGCAGCTTGTTCAGGCGTATGCCTGAGACCGGCAGAAGCTCCTATCTAGACCGAAAGCAGATTGTCGGTTTCCGTGTTCGCTACGCGCCTCGATCAGGCGCTTTTCTTATTCCAATGAGCAATGCCCGCGACCAGATCGTAGGCCTGCAAGTGATCTTCCCTGAAAAACAGCAGGACACTGGCCGGGATAAATCCTACTGGCCATACGGCATGTCGAAGGAGGGCGCGTTTCATCTGATCGGTCCAGATCCTGAGCCTGGAGAGCCGCTGCTGATCTGTGAAGGCTACGCGACCGGCGCAAGCCTTCACATGGCGACATCGTTCGCGGTCGCCATTGCATTTGACGCCGGCAACCTTCTACCTGTCGCGAAGTTGATGCGCGACCGTTTCCCAGGTCGTCCGCTGATCGTTTGCCGCGATGACGACTGGAAAACCAAACGGGTCAATGGTGACCCTTGGAACCCGGGCGAAGAGAAAGGCAGCAACGCAGCACTGATTGTTGGTGGCCAGGTGATCGGCCCGGTTTTCTCTAGCGACCGGCAGGACAAGTGGACGGACTTCAACGACCTGCATTGTTCTGAGGGGCTTGAGGCTGTTCGTCGGCAGGTTATGGCGGTGGTTAAGCCTCCTGCAGCTGGTGGTTGGAAAGACCAGTTAGCCCGTGCTGAAAGCGGCACCTTGATTGCTCATATGCAGAACGTTGAATTGATCCTCGGCAACGATGAGCGCTGGGCTGGGGTGATCAGCTTCAACGCTTTCAGCTCCAAGGTCGTAAAGCTGCGGGCAGCTCCATACGGTGGCGGTACGGGGGATTGGGCCGACATCGACGACATGCGCGTGATGAAGTGGCTTGCACAGACCTACAACTTGCGTGTGAAGGCGTCCAGTGTCATCGAGGCGGTAAGCATCGTTGCCCATGACCACTCGATTCACCCTGTTCGCGAATATCTCCACAAGTTGGAGTGGGACCGAGTGTTGCGCCTGGATCGTTGGCTCACCGACGTGTTGGGCGTAACGCCGAACGACTATTCAATGAAGGTCGGCAAGCGATGGATGATTTCGGCTGTTGCGCGGGTAATGAAGCCAGGCTGCAAGGCAGACTCTGTGTTGATTCTCGAAGGTGCGCAGGGTGCCGGTAAGTCCACAGCCATGAGTATCCTTGGCGGCAGTTGGTTCATGGATACCCCTTTTGCCCTCGGCGACAAAGACGGTTTTCAGGCAATCAGAGGCAAGTGGATTGTCGAACTGGGGGAACTGGACAGCTTCAACAAGGCGGAAAGCACGAAGGCTAAGCAGTTCTTTTCAGCTTCCACTGATACCTACCGTGAGAGCTATGGCCGAAGAACTAACGACGTGCCACGCCAGTGTGTTTTCGTCGGGACCACCAACCAAGAAGAATACCTAAAAGACGCCACGGGTAACCGCCGCTATTGGCCGGTCGCCTGTACACGCGTCGAGCTGGACCTGTTGCGCGAGATCCGCGACCAGCTATGGGCCGAGGCGATGTTCTGCTACGAGTCTGGCGAAGTCTGGTGGGTGAACCGCGAAGAGTCATCGATGTTCGCCGAGGCGCAGGACGAACGTTTTGTTGTCGACGAGTGGGAAGGTCCAATCCTCACATGGTTGGAGGAATCCCAGATCGGCGCAACGGCATCAGGCGGCGACTTGCTTGGCACTGCATTGAAGATCGATCCCAGTCATTGGGGCAAGCCCGAGCAAATGCGGGTCGGCGCCATCATGCACAGGTTTGGTTGGAAGCGTACGCGACTTGCCACAGCGTCGAAGAGTGGGCAGCGGCCTTGGGTCTATAAAAAGCCAGATGATTGGGGCGCCGGCAACATGCCGCCGTCGGCTCCGCGTGAGGAGCCTTGCTTTGATTAAGCGAATGGATGAAATGCTCAAGCTGTGGGCTGAGGATCTGCATTCGCCTATGAGTTTTGGCGGATCTGGCGGCGGCAACATGATTGCGATGCTGATGGAGTGCAAGGGAGAACTAATACGGGGGACACGCGGCAGTCGGGTGCTGCTGGATGAATCTGCCGATATCGAGCTGATCGTGAACAAGCACCTGGCGCCAGAGCTGGCTGTGGTGGTCAGGGAGCACTACTGCAACCACGACAGCTTTCTGTCACAGAAGATTCTGCACTGCGGTTGCAGCCGTAAAACCTATTACGACCGCCTGCACGATGCGCACGAAAGCATTCAGGGGATGTTGTGGGGGAAGGCAGCCTGATGTCAGAGCTTCCTAACGCTTCCGGCACGGTGTCGTCCCACCTTGTCCCACCTCACTTCGTGGTGGTGGGACGGGTTTCGCCCCCGTATACGCTGGGCCGTCCCACCGTCCCACCTCAAAGCGTGTTTTGCACATGTGAGCGTAGCGGGCACGGTCGTGCGCGTTGTACGCGCAAGCGTGTTTTTAATAACTCTCTCTTTACACGGAAAAATAGTAATAGAGGTGGGACGGTGGGACGGGGCTTTGTTTTCGGGGGTTTCATCCGTCCCACCTCTTATAAGCAGGTGGGACAGGTGGGACGGCTTGATAAACAGCGAATAGCCGTGATGGTGGTTTCTTTCGTGTTCATACAGTGTTGGTGCTGTGTTGACTACATATTGGTCGGTGGCATTAATTCCGGCTTGCTGCCAGTAAACTGGACCTGTAAAAAGTACTCATCTTCGATAGGTGCGACCGCTTAGAGCGGCAAGCATCAACCAGATCAAACCCGGCCCTCGCGCCGGGTTTTTCTTTTTCTGCGTCAACACGATGGGGTACCACCATGGCCGAGCCATTGAGCACGACCGCATCTGTAGTGGTGGCGGGAGCTGCCGGGGTCGGCGTCGCGGGGCTTTTGACTGGCATTGATATGTTGGCCGCGATTGGCGCACTCGCTGGTGCGTTGGTGTTCTTTACCACCACGGAAGAAATGCCAGTGTGGAAGCGCGCTGTCTTTCTGCTGGTGTCGTTCGTCATGGGATACCTGTTTGCGCCGGCACTGACGGACTTCGAAATCTGGGGCATTCGTCCCTTCAAGTACTCGGGCCCGGCTGCGTTCGGCGCGGCAGTCCTGGTAGTCACTGTCGCGCTTGCCGCGATCAAGCGTCGGGGCAAGTTCGGCCCTGAACAGCCTGGAGGTCAGGATGGATAATCCACTGATTCCCGCTCTTCTGACGCAGGCCACCTTCTGGTTGTGCCTGGCATTGTTCGTTCGCCTGTTCACGTTCCGCCGCAAAGGTGCCCGCTTCCGCCGAGACATGAGCTGCCTAGCTTGGCTGACGATGGTCAGTTCGGGCACCGCGATGATGTACATCAGCAAAGGGCTGCTAGTCATGCAGCCGGTATCTTGGCCGTTGGTAGTGTTGCTTGGAGTGTTCGTTGGTTCTGTGTGGCAGAGCAACGGCAACCTGGCGCGCGTGTGGAGGGAAGGTTGATGGTTGCGGATACGCGGGGCAGCAGCACAGCGCGCGGCTACACATACCGTTGGCAGAAGTCGCGAGATGCTTACCTGGCTGAGAATCCTTTCTGCACCATGTGCTCGACTGTTGAGCGGCCAGTTGCGGCAAACGTGGTCGACCACATTGATGCGCCGCGCTTCAAGGATGCCAGGGAGAGTGGTGATCCGCTGCTGGTCAAGGCCGCATGGAAGCTCTTCTGGAGTCGTGGCAACTGGCAATCGCTGTGCAAGTTCTGCCACGACTCGACCAAGCAGCGAATGGAGAAGAGCGGCACGGTCATCGGCTGTACCCCTGACGGAATGCCGCTGGACCCCAACCATCACTGGAATCGCACCTGATTGCACCTATTTGGTGCGTTTTAGTAGCGCTACTAAAAAAACCAGCTGAAAAGTACTCCCGAAAATTTTCGAGCAGGACAGGGGTGGGGGGGTAAAAAATTCAGAAGGAAAACCCTTCTAGACCGTTCGCCCCCCTCGCCTCGCAACGCCGTGAAAAATGGCAGGGGGGGGTATCGGCGGTTTGGATTCATTTAAATTTGTAGGAGGTCCGGTCATGGCAGGAAACGCCAGTTCGGGCCGGCCATCCCAGCCGGCCGTCTTGCAGTTGCTCAACGGCAATCGTGGCAAAAAGAGCTTCAGTGATTTGATGGACGTGGTGAAGGGCAGTGGGGTGCCTGTTGCTGCGCCACCGATGCCGACATGTCTAAGCGACGGCGCGGTGGCGGAATGGGAGCGAGTCGTTCCTGACCTGATCATTCTTGGCCTGGTTAGCACGCTGGACGGGATGGCGTTGGCCACCTACTGCGAGGCTGTTGCCGATTGGCACCGCTTCCGCCGGCGTATCAATGAGCTCAACGCCAAGGCGGATAGCTCTGATGCGGGGGATATCCAGACATTTTCGACCGGCGCCAAGCAGATTTCGGTCTGGCGGCAGTTGGCCAACGACGCGGAAAAGCGCGCGAACACCGCTGGCGCGCAGTTCGGATTCTCTCCCATGGCCCGCCGTAACTTGAAGACGACGGCCCCGCAGGGAGATCTGTTCCCCAATGAGCAACGAGACGCCGCAAACCGATACTTCAGTTGATCGGGTCCGCGCCTTTGCCGACGATGTTTTGGCTGGACGCATCGTCGCCGGTCCTGATGTACGCAATGCCTGCAAGCGGCATCTGCTTGATCTTGAGCACGGTCCGGCCCGAGGGTTGATTTGGGTACAGGACCTAGCGGATCGGGCAATCGGTTTTTTCGAAGATGTCTTATGCCTCAACGGTGGCGAGTACGAAGGCAAGCCGTTCCTGCTGGCCCCGTGGCAAGCGTTCGTCGTTGGCAGCCTGTTCGGCTGGATGACGGAAGACGGCTTTCGCCGCTTCCGTTTGGCCTACATCGAGACAGGCAAAGGCTCCGGGAAAAGCCCATTGGTTGGGGGCATCGGTCTGTATGGCTTGGTTGCCGATGGGGAACAGCGCGCCGAGGTTTACGCGGCAGCGACCAAGCGCGACCAGGCGATGATCTTGTTCCGTGACGCTGTGTCGATGGTGAACATGTCGCCACTACTGTCCAGCCGTTTGCAGCAATCTGGCCGCGACGAAAAGGTTTGGAACCTGTTCTACCCGAACACCAATTCATTCTTCCGGCCAATCAGCGCTGACGAAGGCCAGTCCGGCCCCCGTCCGCACATTGGCCTGCTGGACGAGCTGCACGAACACAGGACCGCCACCACCGTAAACATGATGCGAGCCGGTACCAAAAACCGGCGCAAGGCGATGGTGGTGATGATCACCAACAGCGGCTCGGACAAAAAAACGGTCTGCGGGCAATATCACGACCAGGGCGTGCGGATCTGCAAAGGGCAGGATGAGGATGACAGCTTCTTTGCATTCATCTGCTCGTTGGACGAAGGCGACGACCCGTTCAAAAATGAGGCGTGCTGGCCCAAGGTCAACCCGTCTCTGGATTTTATAGCCGAAGGCCAGACTGACGGCATTCCCGGTCGCATGTACCTGCGCGAGCAAGTGCGGGCGTCACGGGGATTGCCTGCGCAGGCCTCTGTTGTACTGCGTTTGAACTTCTGCAAGTGGACCCAGGCGGATTCGCCGTGGCTGTCCTACGAGGTTTGGAACCAGGCGGCAGAGCGCGTTCCCATGCGGCTGTTGCGTGATCGTCCGTGTGTCGCGGGGCTCGACCTGGCTAGCACGACGGACCTCACTGCGTTCGTGTTGTTGTTCTGGCCTGTGCCCCACGATCCGCACTGGCGGTTGCTGCCTTACTTCTGGATTCCCGATCACGAGCTGGAGGAGCGGGAGAAGAAGGACAAGGTTCCCTACGCGCTGTGGATTAAGCAGGGCCATCTGGAAACTACACCGGGCAGGGCGATCAGCAAGCTGTTCGTGCTTCGCCGATTGCAGAAGATCTGTGATTACTTCGACGTCGGGCGGATCGCCTATGACCGCTGGCGAATCGAGGATCTGCTGCAGCTTATGAGCGAGCACGACATTCAGCTCCCGGAAATGGTGGGCTTCGGTCAAGGTTTCAAAGATATGGGCCCGGCCGTTGATGAGTTCGAGCGGCGGCTTTTGGGCTTGCCTGAGAAGCCTGTTACCGATCTTGGTCCGGATGACTTCGAAGTTGTCAGCGAGGTCGTTGACCAGGAGGAAATCGAAACGCTTCGGCATGACGAAAATCCGGTGATGACATGGTGCGCAGGCAACGCGGTGATCGTGTCGGACCCCGCAAACAACCGTAAGGCCGACAAGGCAAAGGCGACTGGCCGCATCGACGGCATTGTCGCGGCCATCATGGCAACCGGCATCAGTGGCAAGTCCTCTGGTATTGGCGGCAAATCTATCTACGACGAAGGGGCAAGCATATGAAGCTTACGATTCTGTCCTGGCTGGCAGGACTGCTGGGCTTTGGGCTGCTGGTCGCTGGCGTTGCAATGATCAGTCAGCCCGCAGCTTTTGTAGTTGCCGGAACCGCCCTAATGGCGTGGGCCTGGCTTGCCGATCGCGCGTCTGCAGCAATGCAGCGAAAAGCCCAGGGGGGTTAAGCATGTTCTTTTCCAATGTGCTTGGCGGTGATGCGGCCAGTTTGACTGAGCCAGGCGGCAGTTTTTGGCGGGGCCTGATCGGCAGTGGCCGTAACAGCTCGGGCGTGAACGTTACCCACGATTCAGCGTTGGGCCTGCCGATCCTGCAGAACTGCGTCACCCTATTGGCAGAAAGCGCGGCGCAGCTGCCGCTCGAAATCTTCCTGCGGCAGGGCGAGGGTAAACGTGAAAGCGCGATTAACCATCCGCTTTACGATGTGTTGCGGTATCAGCCCAACGGTTTCCAGACTCCGTACGAGTTCCGCGAGTGTATGCAGCTCTCCGCAGGCCTGCGTGGTAACGGGTACAGTTTCATCGATCGTCGGGATGACGGGAACGTAACGGCGCTGTGGCCACTGCACAACGACAAAGTCCAAGTGCTCAAGGGCGGCGACCTGTTGCCGTATTACCGCGTTGGCGGTGGTGAGGCCATGCCCATGCGGATGATCCATCACGTCCGTTGGCACGCAACCAATCACTACGTCGGGCTTTCACCTGTCGAGCTGCACGCCGAATCTATCGGCTTGGCCGAGGCGGTGCGCAAATACACCGGCAAGAGTTTCGCCAATGGCGTTGCGGTGTCGGGTGTGATCGAGCGTCCACGCGAAGCTCCCGCAATCAAGGACAAGGCCAGCATCGACAAAATTGTCGATCAATGGGGCCAGAAGTTCGGCGGCATCGACAATGCGAAGAAAGTCGCGCTGCTGCAAGAGGGCATGACCTTCAAGCCTGTTTCGATGAACAACGTCGACGCGGAGATTCTGGGCATCCTCAAGCTGACGGGCACCGACATTGCGCGGATGTACAAGATCCCGCTTCCCATGGTCAATGACCTGGAGAAGTCGAACTACAACACGCTGGAGCAGCTGCTGATCCAATTCGTGATCTTTGCGTTGCTTCCGTGGGTCAAGCGACACGAAGAAGCGATGATGCGCGACTTCCTGTTGCCTGACGATCGCCGGAAGTACTTCATCGAGTTCAACCTGTCTGGTTTGTTGCGCGGCGACCAAAAGAGCCGATATGAGGCATATGCCATTGGCCGGCAGTGGGGTTGGTTGAGCGCAAACGACATCCGCCGATTGGAAAATATGCCTCCGGTCACTGGCGGCGACATCTACATGCAGCCGTTAAACATGGTCGACGCGGGCAAGTCCGGCAGTGATCTTACGAACCCAAAGGTGCGTGCGCAGCTCGAGCTGCAGCAGGCTGAAATCGGAAGGATTCTGGCTCAATGAAAAACTACCTCAGGGCATCAAGCCTTCTGTTCAATCAGCCGTTGCTGGTGACGCCGGACATGCTCGATCTGGGCGTACGTTGGGCCAACCAGGCAATGAGCCTGAACATCGTCAACATCGGGGCGCTGGGCCTTCCCAAGCTCTGGGCGGACGACGGTATGGATTACGTTGCTCAGCGCGAGGAGCAGCGACGGACAGCGATCGCGAATACGGGCGTTGAAGTTATTCCCGTCAGTGGCGTGTTGGTCAGTCGCGGCAGCCATATAGGCATGTGCGAGACGATGACCAGCTACGAAAGTCTGCGAGCTCAGATTCGTCAGGCAGTTGCGGATCCGATGGTGGAGCGTGTCGTGCTGGACATCGATAGTCCAGGCGGTTCGGCAGTCGGCGCGTTCGAGCTTGCTGCCGATATCCGCGCCATGGCCCAGCAAAAGCCCATCACTGGCATTGTCAACTTCATGGCGTACAGCGGCGGCTACCTCATTGGCGCGGCGTGCAGTGAGCTTGTGGTGAGCCAGACCAGCGGTGTCGGATCCATTGGCGTCATTGCCAGCCACTTGGATCGCTCAAAGCAGGAGGAGGGCATGGGCGTAAAGGTAACGACCGTTTTCGCCGGGGCTCATAAGAACGACATGAGTCCGCATGAACCGCTGAGCGAGCAGTCGCTTCAGTACCTTAAAGATGTGGTGCAGGAAAGTTATCAACTGTTCGTCGGCGCGATTGCGGAATATCGCGGGCTATCTATGCAGCAGGTGATAGCGACCGAGGCTGGTTTGTATCGTGGCCAGCAGGGCATCGCCGCTGGGCTTGCTGATCGTATGCAGAGTCCGCAGCACGCCGTTGATGATTTGTCTCGCTCTGTTGCTCTCAGCAGGGCCAATCGCCAGTCGGGCCGCATCAGCGTCCGGGCAGCAGCACTGAATATGCAAACCTTGATCTGACCGCGTTCGCGGCAGTCTACGAACCCGCCTTGTGCGGGTTTTTTTATGCCCAGGAGGCAACATGTCCCTTGTACTTCAAATGCGCAGCGAACGCGCCACACTCGTCGCTTCGGTCACCGCCTTGGCGAAGATCGAAGCGGAAGGCGGTTCGCTCAGTACCGAGCAGCTTTCTCAGTTCACTGAGTTGGAGACGAAGATTCACGGCTTGAGCGAGAAGATTGCTCGTGCCGAATCCGCCGAGCGCCTGCAGGCCGCAACGGCGGTACCTCTAAGCGAGAGCGCTCAGGGCAACAACAGCCCGCCCGGCCATATCTCCGGACCTTTCAACGAGCAGACGAGGCCAGGAATTGCCATGGCCCAGATGGTGCGTTTGCTCGTCCAGGCACAAGGCAACCAGCAACAGGCCGCAGAGTTGGCAAAGGCCAATAACTTCGGTGGTGATGTACACATGGCGCTGTCCACTGTCACGCCAGGTGCAGGCGGCGTGTTAGTGCCTGAAAACTTCAGTACCAGCGTGATCGAGTCGCTGCGTCCGAAATCAGTTGTACGTCGGATGGGCGCTGTAAGCCTGCCGCTGAACAACGGCAACCTGACCATGCCTCGCATCTTGGGCAACACTCAGGTGAGCTACATCGGTACCGAGGAAGACATTCCCGTCACTGATATGCAATTCGGTGATCTGAAACTGGCATCGAAAAAAGCAGCAGCACTGGTACCGATTTCCAACGATCTGATTGCGTATTCCGGCGTGAACCCGCGAATCGATACGCAGGTGAGCAACGATCTGTCGACAAGCATGGCCTTGTCGGAAGATCTGCACTTCATCCGCAGTGCAGGGGGCGGTTCGCTGCCGAAAGGTCTGCGCTACTGGGCGCCCGCAGGCAACGTGTCGGGTGCTCCAAGCGGCGCGACGTTGGCGATCGTTGATCTGTATCTGGGCGGGATGATGCTGCGCCTGGAAGCGGCCAATGTGGATCTGGCTTCCTGCGGTTGGATTCTGGCCCCGCGCACGTTGCGCTGGCTCCAGTCGTTGCGCGACGGCAACGGTAATAAGGCCTATCCAGAAATCGACACAGGGACCCTGAAGGGCTACCCATTCGCACTCACTACGCAGATCCCGGTCAATCTGGGAGCGGGCGGCAATGAGTCCGAGATCTACTTCGTCAACTTTGCCGACTGCTACATCGGTGAAGACACGAACCTGGCAATCGCGATCAGCACCGAGGCGTCCTACAAAGATGCTAACGGCAACACGGTTAGCGCCTTCCAGCGCGACCAGACGCTGATTCGTGTGATCAGCAAGCATGACTTCGGGCCACGTCACGTTGAGTCCGTTTCGGTCGGTACCGGCATCACGTGGGGCGCCGGCATGTAACCCCTTGGCTCTGCCAGCCGGCGGGGCCAACTGTTAAAGGTAAATCGCAATGAAGCCAACCATCATCACATTCATTCTTCCTTGGCGCGGTTACTCGGCAGGTGAGACCGCAGGGTTCGACGATGACGTCGCCCAGAAGCTCATCGACGGCGGTGCAGCAGAGGCATACACCGGCAAGAAGAAAGCTGCTGCAGCACGCACTCAGACCTCTGGCACCGACACACCGCCGCCGGCAGGTGTTGATTCGGCCAACGGTGTTGCGCCGCCGGGTAAAAATGGCAGCTCGGACGAACCTGATACCGGGAAGCCCTAATCAATGGCCCGCCGAATCGCTTATACAGGCGACCCTGTTCTCACGATGGCGCAAGTGGCATACCAGTGCCGGATCGAACCGGAAGATATGCAGCCCGAGCTGGTGGACCTCATCATCATTCCCGGCGTCACTGCGCAGTGCGAGTCAAAAACGGGCGCAGCGATCCGGCGGGCGATCTACGTTGAGGACTGGGCAGACGGCAGCGGCGATGGATCAGCGCTTGATGTGGGCCAGGCTACCGAGGTTGAGTCAGTGCTGTCATTCAATGACCGAGGTATTGCGGTCAACCAGGTGGGACCGTTCGATCTTCGGCAGGGTAGCCGAGAAAGTCAGCTGTATTTCCCGGCGGGCCGGCCTTCAGGACGGCTCCAGATTCGCTACACGGCGGGCGTCGATATCGAGGCGTACCCCGGTGTACTGAGCTGGCTACTCATGGCAGCTGCTACGGCGTGGCAGCAGCGCGAAAAGCTGATCCTCGGGCAAACCCTTGCCGAGGTACCGTCCTCTTTTCTTGACCACCTGCTGGCTGAGATCACAGTTCCCCCGAGGTTTTAATCATGGGTATGCGCGAACCGGCGGCTGGGGAGTTAAACAGGCGGATCACGATCCGTCTGCGCAACGACGAGCCAACCGACGACATGTCATTGGCGTCCGCGTACATCGAAGTTGCCCAGCGTTGGGCAAAGATCGAACCGCTGGGCACCGCCGTGTATGCCGGAGCGGTTCAGATCGGTGAAGCAATGACACATCGCATCACCTTTCCGAAGATCAACGGACTGACCCGCGCGCATGAAGTTACCAGGGGTGCACAGGTTTTCCGGGTGCGACGGGTAACAGATCTGAATGGCCGGGGTGTTTACACCGTGGTCGACGTTGAAGAGCTTGAACCCAACATATGAGGTAGGCCATGTCTAACTCTGCATCGCTTGAAGGCTATCTGCACTTTGAGGGCTTCGACAGTTTCACGCGCGATGCGTTTGATAAACGCAAAATCCGCGCAGGGATGCGCAAGGCCGGCAAGTTGGTTACCCAGCGTGCGCAGATGAACCTGGCGCTCGGCAAAGGTCAGGAAGGCTATCCGGTCAATCGTACGGGTACCACATTAGAGTCGATCAACTTCAAGGTTTCTCGGGCCGGGTTCCTGGTCCGTATCGCCCCGCGCAAGACGGCGGCCATGAAGGATTTCTACCCTGCCTACCTGCATTACGGAGTCCGCTTAGGATCGCGGATCAAGGCGCTGCCACCAGGGCAAGGGAAGGGGCGCAGCAACCGACGGGCCAAAGGTGTCCGGGCTGATTTGATTGCCGCACGTCAGGCCGGCGGCTGGCGGATCACGCCGCGTGACAACTACATGGCGGACGCTTTGCAGGATTCCAGTACGGAGATTCAAGCCATTTTGGCGCAAGCGTTTGCAGCCAGCTTGCAATAAGTCCTTAGGTACAACCCAAGCCCCGATCATCGGGGCTTTTTTACGCGTGGACCACTCATGAAAATCAGCCCTGTGATCCAGCAGTTGCGCATTTACTGCCCCTCATTTGCAGGACGGGTAGCCGGCGGCCTGGACTGGGACCCTACCGAGAAGAGTGCGAATACGGCCCTGCCGGCAGCATTTGTTATCGCAGTGGGTGACACCGCTGAAGAATCAAAAACCAACATCGTTCGGCAGGACGTGCGCGACGAATTTGATGTGTGCGTGGTGTTGGTCAACAAAGACGAGCGCGGCCAGGCGGCGAACGATCAGCTACACATTGTGCGTGGCGAACTGTGGCGTGCGTTGGTGGGGTTTGTGCCGGACGAACAAAGTGAGCCACTTCAGTACGACGGCAGCGCCCTGCTGCTGATTGACCGGTCACGGGCTGTTTACCGATATCGGTTTTTTACCGAGTTTCAGCTTGGCCGCAACAGCAAGGATGAGCCGCCGGAAACATGGCAGGAGCGCGAGCTGGATGGCCTACCGCCCTTGGAAGGGCTCGACATCGATGTCGATTATATCGAGCCCATGTGTGACAAGAACCTAACCGAAAGCGGCCCTGACGGCCGTATCGAAATGCAACTGCGCGAGGATCTTCCCCAGTGACACAACTCTACGTGAAGCCGGCAAAGGACCGGGCGACTCCTGATCCGGATAAGGGCGGCGAACTGCTGCCTGAGGCCGGTAGCTGGGTACCGAACTCTGCTTACTGGCAGCGTCGGCTGGCCGACAGCGACGTGGTGGAAAGTGATCCGCCGGCTGAGTCCGATGCCCCCGAAATGATCGCGATCGAGTCTCCGGCTGAGCCCGGCGCCTTGGCAGTGGTCGAGACCAAACCCCTCAAAGGGAGCAAAGGCGCATGAGCGTAGGCTTTAATCAAATCCCCAGTGATATCCGGGTGCCGCTGTTTTACGCTGAGATCGACAACAGTCAGGCCAATAGCGCGACCTCTTCCATGCCGCGGTTGATTGTTGGCCAGGTGAATGACGACGCCGCGGCTGATGAGATTGGCAAGCTCGTTTTGGTTTCCAGTCTCAGCATGGCCAAAAGCATCGGCGGTTTGGGTTCGATGTTGGCTCAGATGTATGAAACGTTTCGCCGTGCAGATCCTGCTGGCGAGATCTGGTGCTTGCCTTTGAAGGCTACGGGTACCAAGGCGTCCGGCACCATCACAGTGACTGGTGCCGCGTCGGAGTCGGGAACGCTGAACCTCTATGTAGGTTCTGATCGCATCCGCGCGACGGTTACAAAGGGTGCTGCTCCAGCCGTCGTTGCCACGGCCATTGCGGCAGCAGTGAACAACGCCGCTTTGGCGGTTACTGCAGTGGCTGTAAGCGGCGTTGTAACGCTGACCTGCAAATGGTCGGGTGACAGCGGTAATGACATCTCGCTGACATTCAATCGCCTCGGGCGGGCTAATGGGGAGTTTTCACCTGCAGGTTTGACGCTTGTTGTGGATGCGATGACAGGTGGAGCGGGATCCCCCGAGTTTGGGCCGGCACTTGCGCAGCTTGGCGATGAGCCTTTTGAATTCATCTGCTCGCCCTGGTCGGACGAAACATCGCTGGACGCCTGGAAAGAATTCATGGGCGATTCAAGCGGTCGCTGGAGCTGGACGCAGCAATTGTACGGGCACGTTTATAGCGCCAAACGCGGGACGGTCGGGCAGGCCGTTGCATTCGGCATGACCCGAAACGATCAGCACTGCACGGTGTACGGCTTTGAGGTAGGTTGCCCGGATCCGTTCTGGAGCGTTGCGGCAGCGTATGCGGCCCGAACAGCTGTTTTCATCTCAGCGGACCCGGCTCGTCCAACGCAGTCAGGAGAGTTGAGCGGCATCAGTCCGGCCCCCGCTGGACAACGCTTCACCCTGACCGAGCGGCAGTCGCTACTGAGCCGTGGAATCGCGACGGCGTACTTTTCCGGCGGCGCCGTTCGTATCGAACGAGCGATCACCACCTACCAGAAGAACGCTTTTGACCAGGCTGACGATTCGTACCTGGACAGCGAGTCACTGCATCAGTCGGCCTATGTCATCAAGTATCTCAAGGGCCGGATCACCAGCAAATACGGGCGGCACAAACTGGCGAACGACGGTACGCGCTTTGGCGCGGGTCAGGCGATCGCGACGCCAAACGTGATTCGCGCTGAGTTGATTTCGGGCTATTTCGAGCTGGAGCAACAGGGCATCGTCGAGAACGCCGAGGCGTTCGCTGCGAACCTGGTGGTGGAGCGATCGAGCACGAACCCCAACAGGCTGAATGTGCTGTACCCGCCAGACCTGGTGAACCAACTGCGCATCTTCGCGCTGCAATACCAGTTCCGGTTGCAGTACGCCGCCGCTTGATTCGAAGGACAACCATAGCCCGCCCAGTGCGGGCTTTTTTGTGGGGAAACAGAAATGGGAAGAAAAGTAGCTGGCACCGTCTACGCGAAGGTTGACGGTACGCAGTTCACAGTCACCGGCGGCGTTGAAACCCCGTTGAGTGACAAGAAACGTGAGACGGTGGCCCCGGGGTTTTTCAAAGAAGAAGACCTGCCGGCCTACGTCAAGCTGACAGCGATCGATGATCCAGATCTGCCGATCAAGCAGCTGGTCAACGCCACGGACTCAACCATCACGGTCGAGTTCGGCAACGGTCGCATCTATGTCCTGTCCGGTGCCTACATCGTCGGTGAGCCAGCGGCCAAAGGCGACGACGGCACGATCGAGTTCGAATGGAACGGTACGAAAGGGGTATGGCAATGACGGAAGTCATCAAGCTGGTTACGCCGATCGAGGCGCACGGCGAGACGTTGAATGAAATCACTTTCAGACGTCCTACTGCGCAGGAAGCGCGAACCATCAAGTCTCTGCCCTACAAGATCGATAAAAACGAAGACGTATCGCTGGATCTCGATGTGGCTGCGAAATACATCGCTGTCTGTGCCGGCATTCCTCAGTCGTCGGTCAACCAGCTCGACCTCTCTGACCTCAACAGTCTGAGCTGGGCCGTGGCTGGTTTTTTCATGACAGCGGCGTCAGCGACCTTGAAGGCTTGATCGCCGTCGTCTACGACCTTGCTTACTTCTGGAAGACCGATCCCGCGCTGATGATGTCCAGGACACTGGACACCATCGTTGAGTCGATCGAGCACGCCCAGCGTATTAATCAAGCCATGAAGGTGGAGTGATGGCAGACAAGTTTCAGCTCAAGGCGTTGATCACCGGCGTCGACAAGCTGTCGCCGACGCTCTCCGGCATTCGCAAGAATGTGGCCGGTTTCAGAAAGCAGATGGAGCGCTCAGGGCTGGGCAAGATCAGCTTCTCCGATGCCATCCAGGGAGGGGCATTCGCTGCGCCCTTCGTGGCCGGGGTCAATGAGGCGATCAAGTTCGAATCGGCAATGGCGGATGTGAAGAAGGTTGTCAACTTCGATACCCCCGAACAATTCAAACAGATGAGCCGCGACGTGCTGGAGTTGTCCGAGGCGCTGCCAATGAGCGCCGAGGGCATTGCAAAGATCGTTGCCGCAGGTGGCCAGGCCAGTATTCCGCGTGAGCAGCTGCGTGCGTTCGCAACGGACGCCGTAAAAATGGGGATCGCCTTCGACCAGACGGCAGAACAATCGGGCGACATGATGGCCAAGTGGCGGACGTCGTTCAAATTGACGCAACCGGAAGTCGTCGCGCTGGCCGACAAGATCAACTACCTGAGCAACGTAGGTCCGGCGAGCGCGCAGCAGATCTCCGACATCGTGACGCGGATCGGTCCACTGGGTGAGATTGCGGGGTTGGCTTCCGGTCAGATCGCGGCCATGGGCGCTACGCTGGCAGGCGTCGGGGTACCCAGCGAAGTGGCGGCGACCGGCATGAAAAACTTCATGCTGGCTCTGACGAAAGGGTCCTCAGCGACAAAGCAACAACAGCAGGCGTTCAAAGCTCTACGGCTGGATGCCAAGGTACTGGCCAAGGGGATGCAAAAGGATGCACAAGGAACGATTGAAGATGTTTTGACGCGCATTGCAAAGGTGGATCCAAGCAAGCAAGCGGGACTATTAAGCAACCTGTTCGGTACGGAATCCATCGGTGCGATCGCCCCTTTGCTGACAAACCTCGCGCTACTGAAAAGCAATTTTCGAAGCGCGGGCGATGCCAGCAAATATACGGGTTCAATGGAGGCCGAGTACGCATCAAGGTCGGCTACTACGGCGAACGCCATTCAGTTGTTGACCAACCGGCTGACCAGCGCGGGCATTACCCTCGGGGCAATCTTCCTGCCGCCGCTCAATGAAGCGATTACGACCCTCGGGCCGCTGATCAGCAGCGTCGGTGTGTTGATTGCGGCCAACCCGTTTTTGGTCAAGGGCCTGGTAGGTGCGGCCATTGGTTTCGGTGTACTGCGTCTGGCTGTACTGGCAGCAACCATTGCCACTAAAGCGTTCTCTGCTGTGGCGACAATGTCCCCGGTCGGCATCATCTTCCGTGTGCTTGCGTTGGCGGCTGGCCTGCTGATCGCCAACTGGTCAGTGGTCGCACCGTATTTTGCGGCCATGTGGGAAAAGATCCGTGGGCCTGCGACGGTGGCGTGGGATTTCCTGAAACTTATGTTTGAGTGGTCGCCGCTGGGGAAGATCGCCGAGAACTGGGGGCCTATTACTGAACTCTTCAGGGCGCTATGGGACGTTGTGGTGGCGCTGTCGACACCCGTGCTCAGCTTTCTCAAGAGCATGTTCGACTGGTCGCCGCTTGGGATGATCATCAAAAACTGGGAACCGATCAGCGCCTGGTTTATGAAGCTGTGGGGCAAGCTCAAGCCGATTCTTGAACCAATGATGTCGCTGTTCAAAGGTGGTGATAACGGGGACGGGATCATTCAGACCGCGACAAACAAGGCGACCAAGTTTGCCGAGCAGCAGCGCGAACGGAACATTGGTGTGGGTGGCGGCACGGGGGCCTTCATCACGGCGGGCGCGGTGGACAACAGCAAGCTGAAGCAGCAGAGCGTCAATGCGGCCACCGGCATTCCCTCAACCACGCAGTTGCTCAGTCGTCCAGATCTGCCAGCTCCCGGCAGTCTGCTGCAGCAGGGCGCTGCCAACAACCGCACGCAGCTGGACGGAGCGCTGGTGGTGCGCTTCGAGAATGCGCCGCAGGGCTTGCGTGTTGACCCTGCAAAGACAAATCAGCCCGGGTTGGCCATCACCCCGAAAGTCGGTTATCGGTCCTTAGGTGGAGGCAGCAATGAGTGAATGGCGCGACCGCCGGCAAGAAGCGTCCTTCCGGGGCGTCCCGTTCTGGGTGGATACCGATAGCGTGCCAGTGGGCCGCCGTACGCAGGTGCACGAATACCCACAGCGTGATCAGCCGTTTGTTGAGGATCTGGGGCGCACCACGCGCCGGTACCAGTTCTTCGGCTTCGTTGTAGGCGATGATTGCCTTGCTCAGCGTGACCGGCTGTTGGCAGCTCTCGATACGCCTGGCCCGGGTGAGCTTGTCCATCCTTGGTTTGGCCGAATGACGGTCACGGCGGGGGAGTGTGATGTCTCGCACTCGCGCAACGAGCTGGGCATGGTCCGCTTCGGCCTGCTGTTTGTTGACAGCATGCTGGAATTTCCAGTGCAGTCGCCCAACACGCGACGCCTGCTGGCCGCTCAAGAGCCGACGCTGCTTGATTCAATCAGGCGGCGCTTCAGTGATGCGATGGCGCCAGTGGATCTGGCGCGACAGCGGGTGAACGCAATCAGGACAGCGGTTTCTGGGGCCTACGCCTTTGCAATTAACTTCCTCAAGCCACTGACCTCGCTGGCAACGGATCTGGATGCGTTGGTCTATTCCATCGTTAACGCGCCTGACGCTTTCGCGGCCAGCCTGCTTAGCGATATTTCCAGCCTGGAAAGAACGTTTAGCGGTTACGGCTCCGATGGATCGTTGAAGGGCGCCACGGCGAAGGCCGAAGCGCTCGCTCAGCTGCAGGATGTTTCAGCGGTCAGCACGGATCCGGACGTAGTGATTATTCAGCTGGCCGTGATCGGACTTATTCAGGATGCCGCTTTGCTGGACATCTTGCTTGATCTGGCAGAGATGCCCGTTGCGGTGATCCAGCGTACGCCGGATCCAGCGGCTCTGGACGTGCAGTTGGCCGAACAGGGCGCGCGGGTAGTCGTGTCCGACACGCTTGGCGGTGCAGGGGAGGGTTCCACCCCGGTATCGAACGACATCATTGCAATCCGGGACGCCGTCAGCGAGGCGCTTTGGTCGGTGGCTGGTCTCAGTCCGCCGGAGCATTTCAGTGTGCTGAGCGATACCCGGCTTGCAATAGACCGACATTTGACGGAGGTCGCTCGCAGCGGTGTTTGGCTACGTACCTATGCCCCGCTTGAGAATCTGCCTTCCCTGGTACTGGCTCATGCGTTATACGGCGACGCCCTGCGTGGTGGGGAGATCGTTTCACGTAACCGCATTCGTCATCCTGGCTTCGTCCCTGCGACGGACCTGCAAATAGCCAAGAGCTGATCATGGATCCTTTAAACAACGTCACTCTCAGCATTGGCGGGCACGACTACGCCGGCTGGAAAAGTGTGAGCATCGGCGCCGGGCTCGAACGGCAGGCGCGGGACTTCAATCTGGCAATCACCTGGCGTTGGCCGGGGGGTGGTGATGTGCCGGTCAGAATACGCCAAGGGGAACTCGCAGAGGTTCGAATCGGGCAGGACCTGGTGCTTACCGGCTACGTGTTCAGCACTCCGATCCGGTACGACAGCGCGAGCATCACGCTCAGTATTACTGGGCGGTCGCGCACTGCTGACCTTGTCGACTGTGCAGCGGTGAACAAGCCCGGCCAGTGGAAGGGCCAAAGCGTGCAGAGCATCATCACCGCCATTGCTCGTGAATACGGCATCAGTGTGGTGAACGAGTCAACGGTTGGTATTGGCCTGGAAGATCACACGATTGAGCCCGGCGAGACTGCTTTCGAAAGCATCGACCGACTGCTCACGCCGTCGCGTCTGTTCAGCACAGACGATGCTCGGGGCCGTCTGGTGATTGCCAACCCTGGAAGCGCAGGTCGCGCCGTCGACACTCTGGAGCTGGGGAAAAATTTGCTGTCGGGAGAGGCGAATCTGGACTTCTCCAATGTGTTCTCCGAATACATCAGCAAGGGGCAGCGCAGCGGCAGTGACGACGTTTACGGCGCTGAGGCAACCGAGGTGTCGGCCAGCGTCTCGGATGACAGGGTGACTCGACGCCGCGTGAAGATCATTAAGCAGTCGGGGCAGTTGACCCCGGCCATTGCGCGCGATCGCGTTGTGTGGGAACGGGCGAACGCTGTGGCTAAGGCACTGGCGGTTAATTACACGATTCAAGGATGGCGGCAGAGCACCGGGCGGTTATGGCAACACAACATGATCGTCCGCGTGATTGATCCGCTGATTGGTTTTGATCGCGACATGCTGATCAGTGAAATCACTTATGAGCTCAGCGACCAGGGCACGACTGCGAAGATCAGCGTTGCGCCTCCGGAAGCGTTCCTGCCTGAGCCGAACGATGCCTACGAAAAGCGCAAGCTCAGAAAAGGCAAGGCGACGGACAATTTCGAATACTTGATTCCGGCGGATTACAAACCATGAGTATCAAGAGCGTTCTGGTTCGCGGGACGGTTGCGTTGGCCGACTCAGTGAGAAAGCTGCAGAGCCTTCAAGTGAGGCTACTGGCCGGTGAGGTGAAGGATCAAATGGAGCATTTCGAGCCCTACGGCTTTACCGCCGCGCCAATCGCCGGCGCGGAGGTTCTGGCGGGCTTTATGGATGGTGATCGCAGCCACGGCGTGGTGATCGTCATAGCGGATCGGCGCTTTCGGTTACAGGGTCTGCAATCGGGTGAAGTTGCGTTGTACACCGACGAAGGCGATCACATTCATTTCAAGCGCGGACGAATCATCGAAATCGAAACGGTGACGTTAAACGTCAAGGCCACCGACTCGGTGAATTTCGACACGCCTCTGATTACCCAGACTGGGCGCATTGAATCCACCGGCGATCAGGTGGCCGGTGGCATCAGCCAGATTGCGCATGTGCACAGCAACGTGATGTTCGGCAACGCGCAGTCCGGCCCGCCAGTGGGAGGTGCGCCATGAGCCGCGAAACTCTGTTGAGGCGAGCGGTGACCATCAGTCTTTTCACCTGGCGCCGAGCGTTGATCGATGACGCGGTTGACGACAGCGATCGACGTGGATGGTGGGGTGATGCGCTGCCCACTGTTGCCGGAGATCGCATCGGTTCACGTCTCTGGCTACTGCAGCGTCGGACCTTGACCAGCGAGACGCTGCGAGACGCCCAGAGCTACGCAGAGGAGGCGCTGGAGTGGATGACCAGCGACGGCATTGTGACGGCGGTAGCAGTTGTCGTGGAGCGGCAAGGCAATGACCGCATGAACATGCTGGTTCGGCTCACCGAGTTGAACGGTGAAACGCTGGATCTAGCTTTCGAAGATACTTGGAGTTTGATCAATGCCATATGAGATTCCAACGCTTCCGGCGCTCATCAAGCGAGCCGAAGGGGACTTCGAACGCAACGCGCCTGATGCGCTACGGCGCTCGGACGCCAAAGTTGGGGCTCGGGTCATCGGCGGCGCGGCGTTTGAGTTGTACGGATACCAAAGCTACATTGCCCGTCAGTCGCACCCGTCGACCTGCGATGAAGAAATGCTGCTTAAGTGGGCAGCCATCAAGCTTGAAGACGGTCGCAAACCCGCTGTATCGGCCTCAGGTCCGATAGGCGTGATCGGTTCAAGCGGTGCGCTGGTCGACGTAGGAACTGTCTTCCAGTCCCAAGATGGGCGGCGGTACCGCGTTCGCGTTACTGCGACTTTGGTCGCCGGCGCAGCGCAGGTGTCGATGGAGGCAGTTGATGTCGGCTCGGCTGGGAACATCGAGAGCGGAACACTGATGGCGATCAGTCCGATTCTGGGGGTCAACCCGACTGCGGTTATCGGCGCCGGCGGAATTGTGGGTGGGACTGACGAGGAGGGGATTGAGCCGCTCCGAGCAAGGGTTGAGGCCGAATTCAAAAATCCGAGCAAAGTCGGCAGTGGTGCAGACTTCGTAGGCTGGGCAAAGGAAGTGCCTGGCGTAACTCGGGCTTGGCCGCTGCCTCGCTGGATGGGGCCGGGCACCTTTGGTTTAACGTTCGTGCGCGATGCTGACCCGAACATTTTTCCGAACGCCGCCCAGGTAGCAGAGGTGCAGGCCTATCTGGAGAAGAAACGCCCGGTGACGGTAGAGGTTTACGCCTTTGCCCCGCTGGAACATGCCGTCGACTTCACGATTCGGCTGAAACCCGACAGCACAGCGCTGCGCGCGGCAGTCAGTGCTTCGCTCGGCAATCTGATTGCAGATGAAGGCGGATCTGATTCAACAATTTTGCTGACCCATATTCGGGCTGCGATCAGTAACACGCCCAACGAATCCGACCATGTTCTATCCGCGCCAGTAACGGACGTGGTCGTGGCCAAAAATGAGATTGCCACGATGGGGGTGATCACATGGCTATGAGTGAAGCGGACTACCTGCAGCAGCTGCGGCAATTGCTGCCTACGGGGCCGGCGTTCGATCCAGAGCTTGAACCGGATGTCGCGCAACTGATCGCCAGCTGGGCACCTGAACTGGCACGGGTTGATGCGCTGAACGACCAGTTACAGCTTGAACAAATGCCTGGGACTGCGACTTGGCTTTTACCTGACTGGGAAGCCTATTTGGGTTTGCCGGACATTTGCACTGTGCCTGGATCGCAAACGATAGAAGAGCGTCGAGCAGCAGTGGTTAACAAACTGGCTGTTAAGGGCGCTCCCCAGCGCTCTTTTTATATGCGCTTGGCTACTCAGACCGGAGTGCCGATCGGGATTGATGAGTTTCGTCCGGCGCGTGTCGGGCCAGCAGGTGTCGGTGACTTCTTGTACGGCGATGGCTGGCCGTGGTCTTGGCTTGCCTCCGCACCTTCTGGCGCATTCGGCACAGTCGAAGCGGCAACGCTCAACTGTCGGCTGCAACTTGAGGCGCCGGATTACACCGATGTGGTGCTGGGATACGGCCAGGCTGAAGCCGAGCGAGTCAAGCTCGCGGTTGATGAGTTGTTCAATGCCATTCATTACGTTGCGCCTGCTGCTGTTGCGGGTATAGAGGACTGACCGTGGAAAGAATTGCAGCATGGACCGACCTGGTAGCGCCGCCGGGTAACTTCCGGTACGGCAGCATAGTTGGAGGACAAGCCCCGACGCCGATCAAGGCTGAATGGCTGAACATGGTGCAGGGCGAGCTGGTGAATTTCATTCTGGCTTACCTGCCAGCCCTGAATGCCGCAGACAATAGCCAGCTGCTGAAAGCAGCACGCGCGATGGTCGCCAACTTTGCTATCAAGGCCACAACCCTCGGCGGCTACGGGATCATGGATGCGTACACCAAAACGCAGACCGATGGCCTGCTATCCGCAAAAGCCAACTGGGGTATCACCTTGGCGGCCTATGGCATCGGTGATGCCTACACCAAGACTGCCGTGGACACGTTGCTGAACGCGAAGGCCGCTAAGGCGACCACCCTCGCGGGCTACGGGATCACCGACGGGTACACCAAAACGCAGACCGATGGCCTGATAAGCGCGAAAGCCAACTGGGGTATCACTCTGGCGGCCTATGGCATCGGTGATGCCTACACCAAAACAGCAGTGGATACAGCGTTGCTGACCAAGCAAGACAAGAACACCGCAAGCCTTGGCGTGAGTGGCTGGCATCTGGATTCAGCCACGGGCCGACTGGAAGTGTGGGGCCAGGTGCAGTTGCAGGTGGCGACCGCGACAGGCGCCCAGGCGGACGCGGCGGTGGTGTTTCCTATTCCGTTTCCCAACGCTGCCTTTAACGTCTCGTTCTCAAGCACCGGGGGAGACCTGACGGAAATTGTCGAGAACATCGTGGGCTTTAGTGCGCTGACCAAATCCGGCATGACCGTCTCGGTTAAGCGTATGTCGGGGTCGCAGACCGGGGCCGAGAAAACATTGATTCACTACCGCGTGATTGGCAACTAGCCGCTGTAACCAACTCCCTCTTGTACCTGAGCCCGCGAAAGCGGGCTTTTATTGGAAAAATAAATGACCGACATTTCGGCGTTGGAAGCGTACGCGGGTACGCTTTCCGAGGCGGCCAGCCAGGCCAAGACAGCCTCGCAAGTGCAACATGATTATGTGAACGGTGACGCGCAGACCTCGGTTGCCACCGAGTCGGGCGTGGTGCCTTCACTGGCACGGCAAGCCATGCTCGCCGCTGAGAAAATTCAGCTGTTCATTTCCACGTCTTACGGGGTGTTTACCACCAAGGCGCTGATGGATGCCGACCTGCGGGCGAATGCTGGGCAAACCGGGCAGGTCACCGCCGACCCAACGGCCACCTTGAACGGCTGGTATTCCAAGCTCGGCGCCAGTGGCTCGGGTAGTTGGCAATGGATTGTCGATCAGCCGGTTAGCGGTACGGTCTTCAAGGCCATCGACAGCCGCACCGCTGTACTGGAAGCGGAGGCGGTACGCTCACAAAAATCCACGGACGCGGACTTTGTCCTGGCGTTTGTCGACGATAACAATCAAGTCACTATCGGTACGCGCGCAGATGGGACCAACTACGTTGCCGGTATCAGCGAAGACCTCGACGCACTCACGGCCAATGCCATGCAAAGCACGCCGGCCGAAGACATCACCGATTATGTGTTTGGCTTTGGCGACGATGATGGTGCCATCGCACTGGGCATCACGGATGAAGGTGTCGTAAAAGGCAACCTGGAGCCGGCGAGCCTGAGTGCGGTGTCCACCTATGTGGCACGGGCGCCCAAGGTGGCCGGGCTAACGGTGCTGACCTCGGCCAGCAAGTTGCGATACGGCGGTCTGGTCTACAAGCTGAGCGACGTGGCGGCGAGTGCGGCCACCGATGTGGTGGAGTCGGTGAAGGATTACCCGCTGGCCTACATCGTGCCGGTGTCGATGCCCATCACCGAATTTCTCAAGGTGGACGCGGCGCCATGGCTGGGTTATTCCAGCGTCAGTATCGTGTCGGTCATCGATCAGGCCACGGGCCTGCCGTTGGCAGTCGGCGTTGATTACGCGCACACCGAAAATGGCAAGCTAGCCCTGATCAATCCGGGCGCCACCCTCACGGTGACCGTCAATTTCACCGGGCATAAAGAGCGTTATGACCTGGTGGCCTACAACCTGTTGACGCAAACGACAGTGATTCGCCAAGGCACTGAGCGCCGTATTACCGCGCATGAGGACGCCTATCGTGCCAAGCCGCTGTCGGGTGATATTCCGCTGTACAGCCTGTACGTCGTCGGTGGCGCGATTAAAAGCATGATCGATGTCAGCGAATGGCGCGGCACCCGGCATCGCAACACCAACGGCGAACAGGCCGCGCTGATCGCGCAGAACCGCTACCGTCTACGGCGCTTCCTGACCAAGCTCAATCGGGGTGACGGCGTTATCGTCACAGGCTACGGCGACAGCAACACCGCACTGGGCGGCACGCGCGGCACGGACGCAGCATATGTGCCCAACCGGCCGGACGTGGACACCGATTCGTTTCAGGGTCCGTATCTGATGTCTGCCGTAGAGGCGGATTTCCGCGCGGCCTATTTGGCCGCCGTCGGCCGCGTCGCGGTCAATGGCCAGATGCGTTACAAGACCTCGCCGAACTGGAGCGTGATTGACAAGATTTGCAGCGGTTACGGCTACACGTTTGCGGCTGACCGTGTGCCGGCCAGTCGTGAAGTGGTGTACCTGAATCAGGGCATCGCCACTACCACGGCGGCGAACGTGGGGCAAGGCGGGCTCAACCCGGCGCGGTTGGCGGCGATGATCAACCCGGCCGGATTCCGCCGGCCTGACCTGGTGATTATCGCGTTCGGCATGAACGACCGCACGGACGTGGCTTATGTCAGCAACATCGAGCAGATCACCGCTGCGGTCCTCGCCGCCGGCGCAGACGCCATTATTGTCGGCCCGCATCAGGTCAACACCAGCAGCGCGTCATTCACCGACGAGACGTGGCACCTGCTGCACCGCCGGCTGATGGAATGCGCCGAACGCTTGGGTGTGGCGTTCCTGCCGTCCGAACTGTTCTACAGCGGCCCAAACCGGGGCTATCTGGGGATCAGTGATTACTCGCTGACCCGAGCCAATTTTGCCAACCACCCCGGCCCCTACGAGTACCGCATGCTCGGCGAAGCGCTGGCCAACTCCTTTCTCTGAGGTTCTTATGAAATACGGAAAAACTATTCGGCTCGACGGCGTGAGTTTCAATAACCCGAATCTGCCAAGCCTGCGCAACTTTCAAGACATGATCGCAAACCACGCGCACTGCATCGGCGCTTGGCGTATGGACGGCGCGGACGCACTGACGCTGGACGGTGCGGGCGGCATCCAATCGTTTGCGAACTGGAAGACCGGTGGTATGCCCTTGGCACTGGGTGGCGGACAAGCGGCGGTTCTGATCGACAACCCCTTAAGTGGGGGAAAAATGGCTCGATTCGGTGCTGCGTGCGAGTACCGCCTGAACGGGTACGCCTGGGATCTGGCCAAGAGCTACACGATGGTTGCGATCTACAAGCCCGACAGCTATGCAGCTTTGGGCAACGTCTGCGGTGACATTAACCAGGCAGACATGACTAAGACGGCGGCGATTTTTAGCCGCAAGAACGGCGCTGCGTCGGCCATCGCGATGTTTGAAGCGAACAATACGGTTTATCAGAGCGTTGCCAATGAAGCCGTTCTATTGGCGGTCATGGCCCGGCATGATGCTAATGCGAAAGTGAACTACGTGACCGGAGTCGGTGTGGGCTCGAATTCAGGCGCCTCTGGGGCACCAGCTGCCAGCGGCGCGGTGACGTTTAAGATCTCCGACCAAACCCTTTATCCGTTTATCGGAGTGGTGGATTTTGTAGCTTTATTCGATATCAATACCGCCACTAATGCTGATCTGCAATCGGTGCTTGGTGATTATCTTGCGATTCGTGTCCGAGCAGGATGAGGCTCAGGCATAGGTTTATCCTTTTCCAGTAGGGCCGCAGGCATGCGCTACGGCGCTCGGGTATGTGCGTGTGCCATGGGGTCAGATATTCCTCTATGGGTCCCAGAGTTTGTGAGACCGTGGGGAAGCGGGTATTCTGTAGGGAGAAAAATGTCTACGGTTTGGGGCAATGCATGACAGACGTATCTGCAGATTCAAAACAAAAACAGAGAATTGCCTGTTGTGCAATTATGAAAAATGAATCCCCTTATATACATGAGTGGGTTGCCCACTACACCAAGCTCGGATTTGATCATATCTTTATTTACGAGAATGACAGCTCTGATAAAACCGCATCACTACTAAAATCCCTAGACCAAACCGGATTTATTAAGTTTACGAGTTGGCCATCCTTAGATAGGAGATCTCCGCAGATCAGTGCATATGAGGATGCAGTCTCGCGCACTGATGCTGACTGGATACTATTTTGTGATGCAGATGAATTCCTTGTGCTTAATCAGCACGAAAACGTTCACGAGTTCATGGCATCTTTCAGCGAAGACGTGTCCAGCGTGTGTATTAACTGGCGCATATTTGGCTCATCAGGTCAGGAAACAAGAACTGCAGGCCTTGTTCTTGAGCGATTCCAGAGAAGCTCGGAGATTGATTTCGATGTAAACCGGCATGTGAAATCTTTTGTGCGCCCTTCCAGTATCACCGAGATGCACATACACGCACCAATCACCAGCGGGGCATCGACCTATTCGGACGGAGAGCCCATCTCCTTCCGGGAAGGAGAGCAGGGGATTGCTCCCGAAGTCAGGGCAGATGTCGCGGTGATCAACCACTATTTCACTAGAACCAAAGAAGAGTGGGGGGTCAAAAAACTTCGCGGCAATGCGAATCGTTCGATAAATGCTAGAGACAAATTCATTCGTTACCATGAAGGCCTTTTTGAAAGGCACGACAGGAATGAAGTTGAGAACACCTCTGCTGTTAAGTATGTGCCTGCTATTCATGAGCTTGTCAGCCGATTTCTCTCGGACCTTGGCCGTAAATAACAAGACTTCGAGTGGCTGCAGACTCTACCAAGCAAAAGCCCGCTAACAGCGGGCTTTTATCTTTCCGTAACAATTGAAGGTCAGTAGGTTTCAGGGGTGGCAGCAATAAAATCGTTGGTACCAACATGATGTGATCCGTACAAGGCTTCATAGGCACCGCCGAGTGATGCTGCCTCGTCAAGCGCTTCCTTTTGCGAGCTGTATACAGAGACAAGACTCCATGGGTTTGGCTGCTCGATCACTGCCCAGCCAATTACCCACCCATCGAGAGATGGATGGGGCTTCAGGTCAGGTGAAAGTCTTACATCGGACATCTCTTATTCCTCTCATCGGGATCTGAGACCAGCATAGACCAAAGTTTTTGGGCCGGCCAAATCCATAGCCGACCCCTAAGTTAACTAAATACCCAAGCCCGCCATGAGCGGGTATTTTTTTGCCTGGAGAAAAGTGATGACTGTGACTGACAAAGATCGCGATGTGCTGGCGAGAACGCTGTGGGGCGAGGCGCGCGGCGAGGGACTGGACGGGATGGTGTCCACGGGCTGGACGATCCGCAACCGGGTGAACGACGGTAAGGATCGGTCGTGGTGGGGCGAAGGCTATGCCGGTGTCTGCCAGAAGCCGTACCAGTTCAGTTGCTGGAACTCTAACGACCCCAACTTTCCGTTCCTCAGCGGTGCCAAGCCGATTCCTGCGGCCGAGTTCGCGAAGTGCCAGCTTGCGGCACAGCAAGTTATTGAGGGCGCAAAGCCTGATCCCACCGGCGGTGCGACTCACTATTACTCGACATCGATGGCCAAGCCGCCGAAGTGGGTAGTGGGCGCGAAACAGACGTTGCGCTTGGGCCACCACATTTTCTTCAAGGACGTGCCATGAGCAGGGTTCAAATCAAACTTATTGGTGTCGGGATGGCAGTTTTGGCTCTGGTCTTCATCAGCGCTGCTGGCGCGTGGTTGTGGCAGGACAATGCCTACGGCAAAGTAATTGCTACGAACGAAGCTAGTCGCCAGGCTGATCTAACGCTGATCGCCAATGCCGGCGCAGAGCAGGCAAGGGATGCACTCGACAAGCAGCAAAAGGCTGAACTGGCACTTGCCAACCTCGACACTAAACGTACTCAGGAGCGGGACAAATTAAATGAAGAAAATGATGATCTGCGCCGCACCGTTGCTGATGGCACTCGCCGGCTGCGCATCGCGGGAAGTTGTCGTGCCAATGGCAGCGACGTGTCCAAAACCGCCGGCGCCTCCGGCTTGGGTGATGAAGGCTCCGTCGAAGTCTCTGAAACAACTGGACAATTTGTTCTTGATATCCGCGCCGGCATTATTGCCGACCAAGCAGCCTTGAGGGCGGCGCAAGACTACATTCTAAAGGTTTGCCGATAGACATTATCTTAAGTATTTCTGAAATATTGCTTTACTGCGTCGGAGCCATTGCATTCGAAGGAAATCGCATCACCATTTCTGGCTGTTCTCTGGTAGAGACCAAGACCCATCAAGGAGCATTTTATTTCCGTAGTCTGTTTCTGAATCGATTTGAAAAATTCTCTCGCTAACCAAAAGCTCATAAAATCAGCAACTTCCAGCAGGTGGTGGGATCCGGGTTTGACAAAGCTCGGTCTGGTAATATTGGCGTGGGCAGTTAGATAGATGAATTGCCTATTATGTTGCAATCCAAGAAAGCATTCATCAGCCCACCCTTCAGTTCTCTCACCAGTTGAGGTGTCTTTAGTATTGTCATAGATCCAATTTATTCCCATAGAGCTCCTTCTCAATATTTCTAGGCTGGAAAGTGTCGCTTGCTTGAATATGTCGTCCCGTTGAAGCATAAGCTGTTCTGCGCGCTTCGTCTTATTATCAGGAAGCATGATAGCGCTAGAGACGTTGAGGCTAGTCAAGTAAGGTCTTGTTTCTTTTATAAGTCTAGCGAACGATTTCATGTGTGAGATTTTCTCAGGTACGGAGGTCAAACTATATTTTTTTAAGTCCGGATGAGTACTCCATATGTCTGTCGTATGATATGTCCACGTTTCTGGATCTTCACTAGGTCGAATGCTAGATTTTAATTCTAATAACTTTGTCTTGAAATTCTCCCGTGCTTCTGGGTGCATTCCAATTAGAGTGATGCAAAAAAAGCTTACCTCGCCAGCGTTTGTTTTTATCACTCTATGAGCCTCATCGCCATAGAATGTTCTACTGCCTTCGAGGGGTTTTTTTGGAATTTCAAAATTTATGGTCGTGCCGCATTTGCATGGTACTGGAAAACTGACCGGTATCCACATACGACCATCATTGGCCTCGATAGGTTGGCGGGGATGCTCCAAATCCTCATTCCAGCTTATCTCGTTAGCTGTATTACAAACTTTGCAAATCGCGCGAACCGATTTTAGTTCAGGCAATATGAGTCCAGGGGACTTTCGATAAGGGCCAACAATGCCATTGATTCTGGTCGACATATAACTTCCCTGCGGCGTCGGAACGGTACGTAATAGTAGCAGCTCTGCGAATATGCGGAAGGCAGGCAAGCCCACACCATCTACTTTCGTGATAAGGCTTCCTGAGTCAAAAGATATAAGTCCTCAATATCACTACCGGGTGGACCGCGCATCGCAAGCGGAAGTTTGCTGGGGCACTCAGGATCCTCAGTAAAGCCTCGGCCGCGGCAGGCTTCACAGTCCTCACGCAGATAAAAGCGATCGCAGCATGCGGAGCATTGCAGGAAGATCGAGAAGTTTTCTTTTTCCCAAAGCTCAATGTACAAGGCTATGTTCGCTTCTTCCAGCGCAATCATGGCTGCGTCAATGGTGGCGCGATAGCAGTCTGGGTCGTCCAGTCTCGTTTTATGCACGCCTTCAACCAGCCGGCCGCGCTCTACCAACGTCAACTTTTGCCCTGTCTCGGTATGGATGTGACGATCAATCAACTCTCCATAGGGCTGATAAGACCGCGTGACGACCTTTAGTTTGTCGCCTGCCTCCTGAACCTGTGCAAAGAAATCCATCGGTCCAGGCTTCGCGCCGGCGCCATGCAGGAAATAGCGATTCCCTTGCAGGCTTCCAACTTGGTGGCCGCAGGCGTTGTACACGTCATAGTCGGACGCTGGGTGGCGCCAGTGCATTGGGGCTTCCTCAATGAAGTAGCAGAAGGCGGCGTTGGCACGGTCCACCATGTCGAAACGTTCAAGTGGGTCTATCGCCCCGATCTCCAGCATCCTATCGGCGAGCCGCTTCAGATATCTGTAGTTGGCCAGTGGGTTGACCCATAGCCGCCTGCTGTCGATCCGCTCGTGCCAGTCGGCCAAAAACTCGTCCTTCTGGGGGGTAGCCATTGCGCATAACCAGTTCAAAATACTGTTTGTATATACAGTAATCGAATTTGATTCATGGCGCGAGGGTGGGCGGACGAACCGTTGCCTGAGCTTTGAGGGGATGTGGGGGCTACATCGGCAGATGTCGGTTGCTGTAGGAAACAGACACCTTAACAGACACCTGGATTACGCGGGGTAGGCTTAAAGCCCTGAATTCATTGGAGCGGGTGAAGGGAATCGAACCCTCGTTATCAGCTTGGGAAGCTGATAACGACGGCTTGAGGTCACTTTTTGATAATTTTATCCGCGTGGTTGAGCACCATTACAACCTCGGGCTTTTTAGCCGCCGGGTTTGGCTTCGGTTTTTCGGCCGGCTTTGCGTCAACCTTTTTTTCGTCTGTCATGATCCTACTCCGTTGGGAAAAGCTGCGATCCAGAAGTAAAGCAGAAGACACGTGCCCAAAAGGCACGTTGAGCAAAATATTTCTCTGTAGGCACTTTCCAAATAGTCAGTCTTAGCCTTGAGTACGGGTCTGGCCAGCGACAGCGCATCTTGACAGGAAATTGCTACGTTGTTGTACATCGTTATCAGCTCTTCTTCGTCGGCGAGCTGATTCATGGTTGTGCCAATCGCGATAGTTGGACTGTCAGACAGCTTGATGCTGTTAAAGATACGAAACCAAGCGGAAAAAAGCGCAATGAACGTCAGTCCAGTTAGGGTCACAAATACCCAGCCGGAAAAGCCTAAGGAACTCATCGCTTGCAGTTTGGAGGACGCGGCATTTATCAGAGCGGTATAGGCAACGATCCCGATGCTTAAGATGCTCAAAAAGCGACTGGCCTTCTCATCCAGTTTTTTGTATCGATCGAGCTCTTCGTCTAGCGCTTTCTTCGAAAGCTCGTAGAGGAATTTGTAATTTTCCACTGGACCCCCTGGGTATCGTGAGCTGACACGTCAAGCCGTCCGTTATTCTGTAGTCGGACGCCTATAAACCACCTACACGGCATCAGTTTTTATTTGTCTTTCCCAATCTTATTGAACCCTTCTAAATAGTCCCCAAGTATTCCAGCGTTATGAAGAGTTCGAAATGCATTGCGATGGGCCGCTTGGTGCTCGTCATTTTCTGTGATGCTGCACCATGAGCATCTCACCCTTTTTGAAGGTTCCAGACATTTTTCGCATCTTTCTTCAGTTGGAGTTATTTCATTCAGAGTGAATAAGTAAGTATTGTCAGTTTCATCGACGAAGAACGGAGTGGTAGTACTTCGTCCAATTCTCTTCTCGTAGAACTTGCAACCGATTGTAGAGGCCGTTTCGCGGAGCTTGATCTTCGTTGCTTCCGAGGATTTCGCGCCTACGATTATTGCAGTTACGAATTCTGACGGAAAATATAACAGTGATAGGTTAGGATTGATCACCGTTTCCGCCGCCTTGGGTGAGACCAGCCTGCGTTCCTGTTCGTAGGACCAGCATTGCTGTTTTGTAAAATACGCTGCACTGCTGATTGCGTCTCGCAACCACCCAATATACCTAAACTTAGAAATATGGAACGCCTTATCTAACATTTCCTGCATGTAACCATGAGGCGTGTCTTGGTAGTCGATATCACCAAATGCTGCTTCCCAATTCATCTCTTCTTCGAGCCAATTGGATAGCCCGACTTCGTCTATTTCTACAACAAAACCTTGAGAGTTAGCTGCATAGTGCGCCCACATTGGTGTGCTTATAGGTGATTTCGAAAAGCATGTCACGGGGTGCTCAATCACCATTGAAATCATCTCATTATAATAGGCGAGTATTTCTGGCTCTTGATCATAATTTATAGTTAAAAAAAACTCGAAAGGGTCGTTATAGTCCTTCAGGTACGAGAGTTTCACACTACATGTGCCATCCTTTTGCAGAAATATATCTGCAATGTCGGGTCCAAGATATTTATAGAGTTTGCCCGGCGTGTCTTCCAT